AGATCTATAACCGGAACCTTATGTTCCTCTAGTTTGGACCACCTTCTTTCCTTCTCCAAGAAATTGGAGATTAGTGAGACTCTGATGGAAACAATTATTTAGACTATCAATCTAATGATACATCAGTGAAGCAAACTAAGTTGGCTGAATTAATTGCCAACCAGTATTCATACTGACTTATGGATGTGACCTTACATGGGTCCCAGTTACGGGCTCCATTGCAAAGAGTTGATTACTTGAGCATTGGAGAGAAAGCGCGGCAACTTACTGTTGTCGAGATGCCTTCCACCGGAGACCAAAACATAAATTCGTGAGAAAATATGGCGAGTCATCAGGAGAAAGACTCCATTGACTGTCTACCCTCACGGGCTGAAAACTCCGTGTTACTTTAATATAATGACCTATGATTAAACGTTTACCATCTTGGAGTAATAGTGTGATAAGTGTAAAATCAATTAGTTTTGAACTACTTGACAAATACTTAGGCATACTACTCTGAAGCATGGGGGAACGTAGAAATCGTAAATATTATGACCGAATCATTTTACATATTAAAAACATGTGAAATAGAAACGGGAAGTCTTTTCTTGTTACATACCTTAAGGAATGTACAAGAATTCTTCAACATCATATATCCGGTAACAATACCAATTGTATTGGTATTCGAGTCGGTACAAAGGGAGGGCTTCCTCTTATTCTTCCTGGTCCTATCCGCTATTTAATACTAGCGCGGGACGAGAAAACAATAAGAATAGTTCTTTCTATACTTTCTTTATTTAGAGTTATAGCATTTAAGGGGAAATTAAAATTGTCTACAATTACTGATCCCTTCAACGGTTTGGATAAAACCTTACCTGTTGGAGAGCTCGGCAATTGTTGAGCAAGATTGTTTCAACCTAAATTCAATCAAGTTCCTTTTCCAAAGGGACTTGACTCGCTATTAATTCTTAAATCTGCTGGACCTAATTATAGGACTAGTATTTTGGGAGCGCCATTAGATGCGAAAGCATTTATTGGTAATCCTAATTTACTTAATTCCCTTATTACCATTTCTCGCTATTTCAAGTCTTCAATTGGAGCTTTGCTCCAAGAGGAGATTGAGGTAGTTAGAGAGTTAGAGTTTACCAAAGTATTAAAACTTGGGAAACTGGCAATTAAAGAGGAAGCAGCTGGGAAAGTTAGAGTATTTGCCATCACCGATGTCTGAACTCAAAGTGTTCTACAGCCTATACATTCTTATATCTTTGACTTCCTGTCAAAGATTAAACAGGATGGAACCTTCAATCAAGCTCAACCTATCTATAACCTTATGAAAACATTAAGAGAACGTACAGATAAATCTGTATGATCTTTTGATCTTTCAGCGGCTACGGATAGACTTCCAATTGACCTTCAAGTACAACTGTTGTCTCAACTTTTCGAAAGAGAAGTTGCAGATGCATGGAAAGAATTGTTAGTTGGTCGAGAATGAGAGTTGGATTCCAAACTGTACGGTAAACATACCGTGATGTATAGTGTGGGACAGCCTATGGGTGCACTTTCATCTTGAGCAATGCTAGCACTCACACATCACTTTATCGTTCAGATAGCGGCGTCACGAGCTGGATTTAATTCCTGATTCGAGGACTACGCGCTATTGGGCGATGATATCGTAATAGCTAACCGTGAGGTTAGTACGATCTATCTATCAGTCATGAAGGGACTGGGTGTTGAAATTAATCTTTCAAAATCTCTTGTTTCTTCTGACGGGGTGATTGAGTTTGCTAAACGTTTAGTTTCCCCTGAATCTGAATATTCTCCAGTAGGCCCTAGAAATCTATTATGAGCTATTAAAACTCCTAGTATGATTCCTAGTGTCTTCTTGGATTTAGTCGGAAAGGGATTCAAACTAGACCTGCAAGCGATTGATGAAATGTTTCATGATATTGACCCTGCCCTGATAAAGTTATCTAAATCAGGTCAAGAGAAATTATTATGAAGCATCGTTGGACCATTTGGTATGGTTAAAGAAACTAAAGGGTTTACGTCCGAAAGGATAGCAAACCATCTATCTAGTTTCCAGTTATATTACGTTCTCGAGGCTATCAAGAGATCTATGATCCGAGATAGTTCACGGGAATTTAAGAAAGCGGAGCAAAAGACCTTAGATTCAATCAGTAAACTGTTGAATAAGGAATCTTACCCATTTCTAACTAATATCACTGATCCAACTTCTCTACCTTCATGGAGAAACCTAACCATGTCAAGTGCAGAAATGTACTTTGACTTATTGGAAAAGGATCCCCTTAAAGATCGAGAGGGAGGCCTAACTTCTCATCCTGCATACCTTACCGGAGTCTATGACCCCGGCGTTCTTACTATTAATTTACTAAGAATCCGGCCCATATTCTCTCCTCTTGATAATTGTCTAGTTAAACCCAAACTGGTTAAACCACGAATTAGAGATGTAAATCTTAAATTCTATGACAAGGTACATAAAGAGTTAAAGAAAGGTGTTGTATTATGATAATACGTAACCTTGTGTTTCAGGGGGTTTTCTTA